GAGAAGTTATCAGAACCATCTATAAGGTTGCTGAGCAAGGTGCTGCTGCTAACACTGCTACTCAGGGCATCTTTGACCTTGATGTTGACTCCAACGGTCGTTGGTCAGTTGAGAAATTCAAAGGTCTTCTGTTCCAAATTGAGCGTGATGCGAACGCAATCGCACAAAGAACTCGTAGAGGGAAAGGTAACATGATCCTCTGCTCGGCTGATGTTGCTTCGGCACTCACCATGGCAGGTGTTCTTGATTACACCCCAGCACTTAATGCTAACCTCAACGTTGATGATACTGGCAATACCTTTGCTGGTGTTCTTCAAGGTAAGTATCGTGTTTATATCGATCCTTATGCTGCAAACGTATCTGCTAACCAGTACTACGTTGTTGGTTATAAAGGTTCTTCACCTTATGATGCTGGTCTCTTCTACTGTCCTTATGTTCCTCTCCAAATGGTTCGTGCCGTTGGTGAGAACAGCTTCCAACCAAAAATCGGTTTCAAAACTCGTTATGGTATCGTTGCTAACCCATTTGCGGAAGGTGCAGTTGCTGATGGTCAAGGTCTTGGCAGACTTAAAGCAAGTTCAAACCGTTACTACAGAAGAGTACGTGTTGACAACTTAATGTGAGTCTTTCTCACTTTTTTCTGGGACCCCTTCATGGGGTCCTTTTTTTATGGAAATAAATAAAAATAAAAATGACTCAAACTCCTTGGTCAGGACAACTAGGTAATCGAAATTACTTAGCATCCAATGTTTTTAAATTTAATTTAACAAAATATCCAAAAGTTGATTTCTTTTCAAATTCAACTGTTATTCCAGGAATTAATCTTGGAGTTGCAGTTCAACCATCTTACCTAAAAGATATTCCTATTCCTGGTGATAAATTAACTTATGAGGATTTGGATTTAAGATTTTTTGTAGATGAAAATTTAGAAAATTATTTGACCGTTCATAATTGGTTAAGAGGATTTGGATATCCAGACAACTTAGGAGAATATCAAAACTTATTAAATCAAGATCAACAGAATCCAGGAAAACAAACTGCATTTTCAGGTCAATCTGATGGGTCTTTGATAGTTTATAACAGTAATTTTAATCCAATAGTTCAAGTTAATTTTAAAGGTTTATTTCCTGTTTCATTATCTGAAATTTCTTTTGATGCAAAGGTCTCAGATATAGATTACGTTACTTCTACTGTATCATTTAAGTATACTATTTACGATATTATTTCATTAATATGATAAATCTTGACGAAATTCAATTATTATGGGAAGAAGATTCAAAAATAGATCCAGACAATCTACATAATGAATCTATAAAAGTTCCTCTACTTCATGCAAAATATTATAAAATTTATAATAACATTATACTTTTAAAAAAAATAGAAGAAAATAATTATAAAGTATTAAAAAAAGACAAGTGGATGTATTTTTCTGGTAAAGCAGAACCAGAAATTTATAAAAAAGATCCATTTGATTATAAGGTTTTAAAAGCAGATATAGATAAGTATATGGATGCAGATAAAGATTTAATTAAGTCTGCAACCAAAATAGATTATTACCAAACAATGTTAAATTATTTGGATAGTATTTTAAAAACAATACAAAATAGAACTTATCAGATCAAAAACTCAATTGAGTTTCTCAAATTTACAGCAGGAATATGACGAATATTATTATACAAAAGAAAAATGAAATATATTTAAAAGTAGAAACAGAACCACATATTCATCAAGAATTATTTGATTATTTTACTTTTGAAGTTCCTGGGGCAAAGTTTATGCCTCAATTTAGAAATAAACATTGGGATGGTAAGATACGTTTGTATTCCAATCATAATGGTGAAATTTATGTTGGTCTTTTAGACAAGTTAGTATCGTGGGCAAAAAAAGCAGAATATTCAGTAGAATTTAAAGATAATAAATTTTATGGTCTTCCATTTGAAGAAAATGAAATGATATCTCATGAAGGTGTTTCCGATTATATGAAAAGTATATCAAGACACGAACCAAGAGATTATCAAATAAATGCAGTTTATGATGCTTTAAAATATAATCGCAAACTCTTAATATCACCAACTGCTTCTGGTAAATCTTTAATGATTTATTCAATTGTTAGATACTTTGTAGAGAAAGATAAAAAAATACTTCTTGTAGTTCCTACTACATCTCTTGTAGAACAAATGTATAAAGATTTTGAAGATTATAGTTGGAATGCGGAAGATTATTGTCACAAAATTTATTCAGGAAAAGAAAAATTCACTGATAAAAATGTAATCATTACAACTTGGCAATCCATTTACAATTTAAACAGAAAATTCTTTGAGGACTTTGATGTAGTCATTGGTGATGAAGCACACCAGTTCAAGTCAAAATCTCTTGTGAGCATTATGACTAAGTTGGATAATACAAAGTATAGATATGGATTTACAGGCACCTTAGATGGGTCACAAACCCACAAGTGGGTACTTGAAGGATTGTTTGGACCATCTTATAAAGTTACTCAAACAAAAGAACTAATTGAAAAGGGTCATTTATCAAAATTAAACATTAAAGTTCTTTTGTTAAAACATGATGAACACAAATTTGATGAATATGAAGATGAAATTCAATATTTAATTACTCACGAAAAAAGAAATAAATTTATTAAAAATCTTGTTTTAGATTTGAAAGGAAATAGTTTAGTTCTTTTTAATCGTGTTGAAAGTCATGGTCAACCACTTTATGAACTGATAAATAATTCAGCATCAAATGAAAGAAAAATATTTTTTGTTCACGGTGGAGTGGATACTGAACAAAGAGAAAAAGTAAGAGAAATTACTGAAAAAGAAAATAATGCGATTATTGTTGCATCATATGGTACATTCTCTACTGGAATTAACATTAAAAATCTTCACAATGTTATTTTTGCTTCTCCCTCTAAATCAAGAATAAGAAATTTACAAAGTATTGGTAGAGTTCTCCGAAAAGGAGAAAATAAAACACAAGCAGTTCTTTATGATATTGCTGATGATACAACTTATAAATCAAGAAAAAATTATACACTTAATCATTTAATTGAAAGAATTAAAATTTATAACGAAGAACATTTTAATTATGAAATTATTCAAATTAACTTTAAGGAAAAAGAATAATGGAAGAAGAATTTTATGCAACTATAAAATTAGTATCTGGTGAAGAAATATTCTCAAAGGTTTGCCCTTGCACAGAAGAAAATAGAATTATTTTAATTCTTGATAATCCAGTTGTGATAGAAACTATTACAATGCGTCATACAGGAATGAAAGCTCTTAAAGTAGACCCTTGGATGAAATATACAGAAGATGAAATGTTCATAGTAAATATGGATAAAGTTATTACAATGACCGAAGTGAATGATAAAATGTTTATTAAAATCTATCAAAAGTATCTTAAAGATAAAGATAAAAAATCTGGTAGATCTGAAATAAGTCCAAATATGGGTTATGTTTCTTCTGTTGCTGATGCCAGAATATCCTTAGAAAAACTCTATAAGTCTAATAGCTAAACCCCATCCTTCAACCCTAACAGAGTGATTCTAACCATGTTTAGGAAAGTTGTCAACTATTTGATTGTTGTGATATAATAAGAACAAATCTAAGTTTAAAAATGAATAAATCAAATAAGAATCCACATTACGTAAATAACAAAGATTTTCACGATGCTTTGATTGTTTATAGAAGGAAAGTGGATATAGCAAAAGAAAAGAACTTACCAAAACCAAGAATTCCCGAATATATTGGTGAATGTTTTTTTAAGATTGCAACTCATTTATCATATCGTCCAAACTTTGTAAACTATATGTTTCGTGAAGATATGATTTCTGATGGGATTGAAAATTGTGTTCAATATATTCATAACTTTGATGTAGAACGTTCAAATCCATTTGCTTATTTTACGCAGATTGTATATTATGCTTTTCTTCGTAGAATTCAAAGAGAAAAAAGGCAAATGGAAATAAAAGAAAAAATTATTGAACGTAGTGGATTTGAAGAAGTGTTTACTTCTGATGAAATTGGATTCAATTCAGACTATAATACGATTAAGGACAATATTCAAATTAAAATGAGCCAATGAAACTCGGACTTCTTACAGACACACATTATAATTTTAAAAAAGCAAATAAGTCTTTTCACGATTATTTTGCTAAATTTTATAATGATGTATTTTTTCCTAAATTGGAAGAAAGAAATATCAAGACAGTAGTTCATTTAGGTGATGCTTTTGATAATCGTAAAGGAATTGATTATTGGGCACTTGAATGGGCAAAGACTAACGTATATGATAGGTTCCAAAAACTTGGAATAAAGGTTTATAATATTGTAGGAAATCATGATGCATATTATAAAAATTCAAATGAAGTAAATGCTATTGATTCATTATTACAGCAATATGATAATGTAATACCAATATCCAGTCCAAAAGAATTTTGTATTGATAGTTTGAATACATTAATGCTTCCTTGGATATGTTCTGATAATGAAGAAGAAGTATATAATCTAATTAAAGAAACGAATGCAAAAGTAGTTTTTGGACATCTTGAACTATCTGGTTTTGCTGCTTATCCTGGTCATCTTCAAACAGAAGGATTAGAACCAGAAAAATTTAATAAGTTTGATAGAGTATTTACGGGTCATTATCATACCAAATCAGATAATGGTAAGATATTTTATCTTGGAAATACTTATCAAATGTTCTGGAATGATGTGGATGATACGAGAGGATTTCATATCTTTGATACAGATACATATGAATTGGAATATTTTAAAAATCCATACAATATGTTTGAAAGAATATATTATGAAGATACAGATTATAAGAAGTTTGATGTATCATACTTAGAAGAAAAGATTGTAAAAGTTGTAGTTCGACAAAAAACAAATCAATTAAAATTTGATAAATTTGTCGATAAAATCTTGAAAGGAAATCCATTAGATTTAAAGGTAGTAGAGATTGTTGATATTAACGATGGAAATGTTGATTGTGAAGAAATTTCTGCCGAAGATACATTATCAATTTTGGATAAATATGTAGAAGAGTCAGAATTTGATTTAGATAAAACTATGATTAAAAAACTACTCAGGGATGTCTATAAAGAAGCTTTGGAAGTGGAATGATGCATTTACTTGCAATTAAAGGAAAAGAAGATGAAGGAGCATATTCAGTAGTCGATGATGACGGAGAAAAGACCTTATATCTTTTTGAAGACAAAGATGATGCAGATAGATATATTGGTCTTTTGGAAGCAGATGATTATCCAATGATGACCACAGTGGAAGTAGATGATGAAGTAGCAGTCAAAACTTGCGAAATGTATGGATATAATTATGTTATAATTACCCCAAATGAATTTGTAATACCCCCTAGATCATATGATACTGTTCAAAAAAATAAGATTTCGTAATTTTTTATCATCAGGGAATACTCCAACAGAAATCAATTTCACAGAAGCAACAACAAATTTAATCATTGGACATAATGGTTCGGGCAAAAGCACTATGCTTGATGCTTTGTGCTTTGGATTATTCAATAAAGCATTTAGAAAAATCAATAAAGCACAGTTAGTCAATTCTACTAATGAAAAAGATTGTTTAGTAGAAGTTGAATTTAGTATTGGAAATAAGGAATATAAAATTGTAAGAGGAATTAAACCAAATATTTTTGAAATTTGGATTAATGGTATATTGCAAAATCAAGCAGCAGCAACAGTAGACCAACAGAAGCAGTTAGAAGATACAATATTAAAACTTAATTATAAATCATTTACTCAAATTGTGATTTTGGGTAGTGCTTCTTTTGTTCCTTTTATGCAACTCTCTACTGCTCATCGTCGTGAAGTTGTAGAAGATTTGTTGGATATTAAAATATTTTCTTTGATGAATTCAATTCTTAAAGAAAAGATAAGAAGTTCTAATGAAAAGATTAAAGAATTTACTTTATTTGAGAAATCAATTGAAGAAAAAATTTCAATGCAACAAGAGTTTATTGAAGAATTAGAGAATCGTGGAAATGATAAGATTGATAATAATAATCAAAAAATTTCTGATTTAGATATTGAAATTAATGATCTTATGGAACATAACTCTTCTCTTGAAGATCCACTTCGTAAATATATTCAAGAACAAGATAAAATAACAGGATCAGCAGAAAAACTTCGCAAACTTGGAAACTTAAAAGGTAAAATCAGTCAGAAAATATCTACAATTACCGAAGAGCATAAATTCTTTAATGAAAATATGATATGTCCTACTTGTACTCAATCTATTGATGAAGAATTTAGAATAAACAAACTTAAAGATTCACAAGACAAAGCAAAAGAGATGCAAACTGGATATGAAGAATT